TCTTCTTCAGCCCATGGGTCTACGAATACTTTCATTCCCATAAACATACCAGCATATCCATTGTTAGGGTCATAATCAGAACTTATTGCACTAGGCTGATTGGTTGGAGCTTCAAACATTCCTTTTGAAAGGATTGTAAGAATTGAAACTGCATTAGGTGAACCAAATACGAAATTTGCTTTACCTCTTCTTGTTTTTCTGAAAATTTCATTTCTAAGACCTTCGATTTTAGAAATTAGATTTACATATTTTTCCATTTCCCATCTACCATCACCTGAAGAAATTGTTGAATAATCATAAGTTATCATTCCACCAGAAATAGCAAGTTCTTTCATTTTATTAAGTAATACTGCGTTAATTTCTGTTGAAATTTGAGCGGAAAGGAAATTCTGGATTTCTTCTTCAGCATTCAAACCGTGAGTATTTTTAAGGTCGGTTTCAAGTTCAAGAGAATATCTAGCTTTTAATTTATGTGTTTCAGCTGTAACCTGTTTTTTCTCAATTCTGAATCCCATTTCTCTGATTTCTCTTCCAAGATATTCACCATTAGCAGTTGCATAAGGACCAGAATAATTTTCAATTAGAACATCCCACATTGCAATATTTTCAAATGTTCCTTCAACTTTTACACCAGAAGTACCAGCAGTTGTTGCTGACCATTCCGCACCATCAGTATTATTTTTATAAACTTTCAATTCGTGTGTTGGTGAAGATGGGTCAACTTCAGGAAGTGTTGCAACAAATTTATCAGCAGCCTGAGCAAGTTTAAGAAGAACGGTTTTTCCGTTTTTATTAACCGACTCTACAATACCTCTTGCAGTAGTAGAATCGATTGTTGCAGAAGCATCAGATGGGTCAACAATTTTTTTACCCTGGAGTAGAACATCACCAGCTTTAAGACCAGTAATAGCTTCATTAATTTTAAGAATCTGAGAATTAGCGGCTTTGAATGAACTATCCATTTTTCCAGTAAATGTTGGAATTATTGCAAAAATAAGACCTGACTGCATCTGAAGTGGCTGAGTTCCACAAAGGTCAAACGCAATAAGACCAGGTATTAATCTTCTAAGAACAGGAATTAACAGTGGTACATAAACTGCTACATCTGAAGTAGTTGTTCCTTCCATAATTGATTTTTCAGTAGCTTCTAGCATTGCCGAAACCATAATTTTTCTTTTTTCTGACAAAGCAGAATATCTTGCTTCATCAAATAGTCTGTTTTTGGTCCATTTTTCAACTAATGTTTCGTTGGTTTTTTTCTGTTGTTCAAAAATTGCTTTTTTCATAAAATATTTTCTCCTTTTAAAATAAATTTTTTAAAATTATTTTTTTCCAAAATTTTCTCTATAATAATTCTCAAGATATTTTCTCATTTTTTCTTCTTCTGTCATTCCATTATCTTGATTAATATTATTTATAATTCCTTCATTAAGATTAGATTTTCTGGATGCATTTCTTTCAAAAATTTTACTTTTTAATTCTTTTCTATCTGCATTCAATAAACCTTCTTTTAATCCATTCTTAATAATTTGTATCTGTGCTTTAAATTCCGACATACTTCTGAATTTAGTATCTTTTAACATATTTTTAATATTAATTTTCTGAAGATTAGAATAATTATTAAATGCTTCGTTAAATATTCTATTCATTTCAGATTTAATATTTTTTCTTTTTTCTAGTTTTAATTCTTTTACGGTTCTATTATATCTTGTAGCCATTTCTTTTAAATCTTTAACAATATTTACATCTTCAGCAAGTTTAAGTTTTTTCATTAAAGATTGTAATTCTTCTACTACAAAACCGTACTTATTCATTTTTACTGATTCTTTTATCATATTTACTTTATTTCTTGTTTCCATTTTAATTGATTTTCTAATTTCTTTTTCGAGTGCATTGGCTTTTTCCATCACTATATTATTGAAATATTTATCAACTAATCCGATATATTTTTCAATAGTTATTTTGGAAGTCTGTTTGATAATATCATTAATGAGCTTATCAATATTCTCTGCAAGATTTTTTTCATAAGTCATCTGCATACTTTTGTTGTATTTAGAAAATTCTTCTGACAGATTTCGTTTTTCTTCTGAAACTCTTCTTTTGATAATTTTTTCAAACTCACCTTCAAAAGTTTCAATAAAAGTAGAAAAACTTTTTTCGTCAAGAACTTCTTTTAATTTTTCATTTTTTTCATATACCTTTTTCATCTGTTCGACTAATTTTGTTTTCATAACTTTTTCTCCTTTATATTTTAAAATTATAATAAACTTTTTTTAACATCGATAAAAAATTGCTCAAGAATTTGTTGTTTTTCTTCTTTGGACAAATTCATTTTGTATTTTTTATCTATTTTCTGTTCAGCTTCTTTCATTTTTTGTAATTGTTTTTCACTAAAGCCTTTTGTTAATAATAATTTACCTTCAGACAATATATCTAAAAATGCACCAGGCGCAGACGGATCGTGAACATAATCACCCATAGTAACAAATTCATAATTTACTACTACCTGTTTACCATTTCTATTTTCAATATCTCCAATACCTCTTGTTGATATACCAAGTTTTATTCCTTCGTCTACTAAACATTTAGCAATTTTTCCCAGTGGTGTATCCATTATTTTAGCTTTAGATATAATATAATTACCGTCTCTACGATATTCTATGAATTTATGTGAGGCAGATTTAAGTTCTACATATAAACTTTTTGTTTCGTCTATTGGATGGTCTAACTCACCAAGTGCTCTATTAGAATCAATAAATTTTTCTTTATAAACTAATAGCGCATTATCCATATCTCTGCCTTCATAAATTCTTTTATTTTGGTTCATTTCATCAGTTAAAACTGTTGGTCCCACGGTAAAATATTCTTTTATTTTTTTAATTCCTTCATCAGTGTTTACTTCTTTTGTTTCTATAAAAATATCAAAATTTTTTGGTTCAAATAGTTCTCTGAGTAAATATTTTGCCATGGTTTTATTTCTCCCTTTTAATACAAATTAGTATAAATCTTCATCTTCAGGTTTTATTTCTGTATCATTATCTTCTGAAGGAAGTTCTTCGTTAACATCAATATCTTCTGCGTCAATAATATCTTCATTTTCAACATCTGTAATAAATTCTACGTTACCTTCTTCATCAACTACTGCTTCACTTTCTGGGTCTATTGTTAAATCAACACCCGAAATTTTAATATCATTTTCATATAATTTATCTTCTACTTTTCCAGATTTTACTGTTTTAGGATATTTTCTTTTTCCTTCTTCATCAGATAACATTTTTACTTTTTTCTTATCATTAGGATTTTTCTTAGCAACACCTTTAGTATCAGTAGCTTCTTTTTTTACTCTTTCGATAACGCCGGCCTGTTCAAGTTCATCAGCTGAATATTCTTCGCCCTCTATTGTTTCAATTTTATCAATTTTTGCTGAACCATCTTTATTGATTGTGATTACTATTTCATCATCATCATCAAGCTCATCAAGATTTATTGTATAATCTTGAAACGAATCTTCTGTTGAATGGAATTCGCCTTCATCACCATCCAAAACATCATCAAAATATTCATCGTCTTCATATTCGTCCTCTACTTCGATATAATTTTCCAATTCATCTTCTAAAGACTCTTGAATTTTTCGTGATATTACTTTTCGTAACTCATTGGTAATTTTTATAGCTTTGCCTTCGGCTAAACTTTCTTTAATACCTTTTACTAATGCTTCACCGATTGAAGATTTCACATTTTTTTTGTTAAACTGTTTTTTCATAATTTATCTCCTTTAAAAAATTTAAAATTTTATTTTGTATACTTATATTTATAATTTATTCAAAAGTAATACCTTGATATTCAAATGTTACATCATATTTTTGTATATCTTCTTGGTCTGCATTTAATGTAATATTTGAAACACCGGTTGGAAAAGCATATTTTAAGGTATATCTTCTTAAAACTTCACCTTTTAATCCAACATTTTCGATTATCAAATCTCTTTCGTATTCTTCTGGTTCTGCTTTTGTTTCTGCTGCCCAACCAGAAATAAATTCAATATATCTTTCTAATTCTTTTCTCCATGAAAAATTAACATCATTTATTATAGTCAAAGTCATTGTTGGAAATAATCTATTTACCGCACCAAATTTAATTTCATGTCCGCCTTGGAATATAACTTTTAAAGGCGCTTCAATTTTTACTTCTGGTATTTCTACTTTATTAATTAGAACATAACTATCTGCATCTAATGATGGTGTGGCAAACGGGAAGAAAATATATGCTCTAAATAAATTTGTTCTAGCACCTGCACCTAGTTTTGTTTTTAATTTTTGAACTACATTATTCATAAAATCTCCTTTTATATTAAAATTATTAAATTATTTCATCAAATTTTACACTTTCGCCAACTGAAGTAAATGTAAGAGTAATGAATTCAGCACTTCTTACTGGTCTAATATAAATATCGCAAATCAGCTCGTTATTATCAATAACTGCCGGTGTATTATTAGACTCATCACAAATTACTCTAAAATCAGTAATTCCTTGATTTGCTAAAACTCTTTCTAAGAACTGAGAAATTGTTGTAGATATTCTATTTCTAGTATAAACATTATTAAATTCATAAATTTCTCTTTTTATATAATCTTTTATGGACTGTTTTAATACAACTAATAACATTCTTATATGTAATTTAGAAAGTCCGGTATTTGTATTAAGAAGTGTATTATCACCCATACAAATAATTCCATCTTGTGGTGAAGATATAAAAGCATTTATTTTATTAACATTCAAATCATCTAAAATTTCACCTGTTGGATAACAAGCTAATCTTCCAATACTACCAGCATTTCTAATTATACCTCTATTAAAACCTGCAGCAGTATACCATTCAAAAGTATTATTATCTGATAAAATTCTTAAACCTGCTAAATCTGAAGCCATTCCTGTCCAGAAAAACTCATCATTAAATCTATCATATCTCCATTTAATGTTTCCGGCTAATGAACCATAAGAAGAATTTATACCAAGTTCTTTTTTGTAATTTATAATTGAATTTGCAATTTGTGATTGTGAACCTGATTTATTAATTTCATTAGGGTCAATAGCAATTACTGCTGTAGCAGTTTCTAATTTTTCACATAATGTAACATAAGCAGATTTTATTGAATTATCAACACTAATATTTGAATCAACTATGTATTTAAAGTTTATTGATAATTCTTCAATATTTGATAGTGAAGTTATTATATCAGAATTTGTTACTATATCATCATATCCAAAAGTTAATGCTTTAGGGATATTTGTTTCACCGATAAAACCTAAATTATCAACAGTCACAGTTTCATTTTCTAAAAATTTAGATAATTCTAAATATTTTGCAGAATTTGTAAATGTGTAAATATAATTAGAATTTCTAAAAATTACTTCATCAATAAATATATTTCTACCTTCTTCGTCTTTTGCTTCTGGATTAATAGAACCTAAATGCGACTCTAATATTTGAACCGCCGAACCTTCCTGTTTTAATACTAATATAGCAATTTCGCCTACATTAATATTGGCTCTATTAAAAAATCTTTTCATTGAAATGCCATTGAAATTAAAAGTATTAAAATTTTTATGGTCACAATAAACTATTTTTATATCATTACCTAATGCTCCTGTGTATCTACCTATAATTTTCATTATTTCATTATTTGCTATAGAAACATTTATATTTTCTGTTATTATATCATCTTCAGATTTAATTAATATATTATCTTCTAATGTAGAATCTACTAATACATTAGAAATTTCTACATTTTTAATTAATCCTGTGTCACTAACTGTTGCACCATTCAAAGTTAATCCAATTTGATAATTATTAACTAAATTGGAAACACCATTGATATTTTTTATTCTTATTTTTGAGTCAGAATCATCAAACGACCTAACATTTCCAGTAAATGAAGTATCAGAAAAAGTAATTGAAACAACATCATTTTCAGCAAAAGAACCAGTTATATTATCTAATTCAAAACTTAATTCTTGAACTAACTTTAATCCGGCGTTTTTTGAATTTTGACCAGTTACTCTGTTAACAAAAACACTAGTGTTATAATTGAATAAATCATCAACAGCAAACCATTCATGTCTATTGTTTACGTTACTATTAATATCTTTAACTGGTTCACCAAAAATATTAATAAAATCGTTTAAATTTTGACATAAAATCGGCGTATTTACAGGTCCCCACTGATATTTACCTAATACTAATGGTATTGAACTTGTTTGAAATACTACGGTTGGATTGATTTCTCTTTCACGAGTGGTTAAATGTTTTCCTAAATTCATAAATTATTTCTCCTTTTATATTTAAATATTTTAAAAATCATTAATTATATATTATTTATAAATTTCTATAAAAATATTATATATTTGTCAATATTACTATTTATTATATTCGGCGCATTCTAAAATTTAAAATATAAGCCAAAATGATTAAAAAATATTTTTATAAAAAAATTATTTTGTTAAAAATTTATTAAATGTTTGAAGTATAAAATTTTTAATTTATTACTATAGCAAACAAGTTTTAATAAAATAGTTATTAGTATTATTTATAGGAAACAAAAAAATTAAAACATTTATTACCATTTAAACAACATTTAGGAACTTTCAATCCAGTTCTTGGTTTAATGGTTTGGCCCATATAAACCATCGTTAAAAAAATTTAGGCTATTTCTAGAGCAAATTTGGTATGTTAGTGGAACTTTTTAAGTAAAGTTTTAAAGTGTTTTTCTGTTAATTTAAAAAAATTAAAGTAAAAATTATTTTAAAACTAAAGACTGGAAATAAAACATTAGTATTTTGTTAATACCTTTATAGAAAAATACTTACTAAACTGTTTATTGAATTAAAATAATTATTAGTATTTTGTTTAAACTGTTTATTGAATTAAAATAATTATTAGTATTTTGTTTAAACTGTTTATTGAATTAAAATAATTATTAGTAT